GGCGATAACATCTTCCAAAACAATGCGTGGTTAAATGCCCCACCGGCATTGTCTCTGACTGTTTTATTGAATCGACTAATTGATTTAACAATTTGTTCTAATTCTAAATCTCCGTAATCTTTTTTTGATAAAGCTTTGTTTAACTTTTCAACATAACCTTTGTAGTGTTTGTTGTAATGTACATCCATCGTTTCAGAATCGATGAATGATTTTAAGGATGAATAGGCGTAAGGTAATTTTTCAATACCTATGTTTTTCATTTCGGTGAGTAAAGTTTGACTCGACTCGACCTTTTCTTCTTTCAAAATTGATTTGGTTAAGGTGTCTATTTTTTTTTCTATGTTCTTCATTTGAAGCTTATTTTTCTATAAATAAGCCGAAGGTTAGAATTGTCTTACAGAATTTATCTTATTCATTATTTCCTCAACTATGTCACCGGAATTTATATTATCACCCATCACGGTTTCAATATTTTTCTTCTTGTTATTAACCATATCGTAGATTATTCCTTCGATTGTATTTTCAAATATCGGATAATAAACGGAAACTGAATTT